GTGATGGTGAACCAGATTGTTTCGCCGCCACCTCCGGAGCCACCGTGGAACTGCCACCGTCCGCGATTTGGCTTTTCGTTCATCATGCGACGTGCGACTTCGCGAACGGTCTTTGCAATTTGCTTGACCGCTTTATCACCAAACACAGTGCCCTGCGGATCTGCCATGATTTTAATACTCGTAAAGGATTACTCGAACATTACACGCTGCCGTATTTGCTTTGAGGTAAATCGTTGCATTTGGCTCAAGGAAAAAGATTGCCGGAGCACTCGCCCCTCGCAAACGCATTCCATAGACAGCCGTGGCAAAACCTACCTGAACGTAATTCGTTGGGTCGAGATTGTAGATGACGCACAATCCCTCTGTGCCGATGTCGCCAAATGCAGGCCCTGCTGTTTCCTCCGACGTGCCAACGCTTGTTGTCACGTCATAGACAAGCGAGCCGGTCATGGTCAGCGATAACTGTGGCGGAGTGAATTCGTGCTTCAACGCACTTTTCACAAGTCGCACAGACTGCGTTATTTTGATTTCGTCTGCCATGTGGTTTAGCTCAGCGGAAGGTAGGAAAACACTTGTGTAGCATAAACGCCAAATGAAAGCGTCACGTTTGTGGCAGCGGTCGGTTCAACAACGTGAGTGCCAGCCCCGTCGAGAGGAACCGGAGCAGATGGCCTTTCATCGTCTACGTCGTTTACTATGTTTTGCCTGCCTCCGGTCCCTAATTCACGGAACCCGACATCCTGAGCCTCTACCAGCCATCCGGCTCGCTGAAGATGAATCACGAGATTTACCGTGCGGAACATGATTCCGTTTCGTCGCTGCACTTCACCGACAGTGACGGATTGCACTTTTGCTAGCCCGATCCCGACAGTGATCCCATCGACGTAGAACACATCAGAATTCACAGCGTCCTGATATGCCAAAATCCATGCAGGAACCACAGCAAGGTTTTTCGATATTGTTACGACTGGACGTGAATCATCCATCATAATCGGAGGGTCAAACGGGTCTCCGGCAGAGTTGACGACTGCGTTCCCGCTATTGTCATAAATGACTGGCCTTTGAAACTGCTCACTGCTCCATGTGATCGCTGCCGGCTCAACTGTCGGATCCTCGGTTATTTCGCGCTCGCTGGTGTAGTCGGCCGTAACGGTCCAACCTTTCCATGGGTTGCTGTTTTCTACCTTGAGACTAACGCACCATGCGTTCATGTCTTCAGGATGTAAGCTGCCGATCACTGGAAGATTTAAGTCGCTGCCAACTTCAAATGGGCCATCAGCCCGGTCTGTCGTTTCGAGCAGAAATGCTCGGGTATAACGCCGCATTCCCTTTTCGTTTGTTGCTGATCTGCCCTGGCCAGTTTCTGCCATGAAAATTACTGTCATGGGCCGATCTCCGGAACGAGATTAAGTTTCGGAGACCCGAGATTTTTGATCGCGTCAACGAGTTTAGTTGTTTGCTTTTCCGTCGCTGTGACGTTTGGATCTTTCCCGCCTGTGGCTGCACCTCCTGCCATTGCTGCTTGTAGTTTTGCTTCCAATGCGTCTGGTGCTTGTTGTGGTCGATCTGACCTGAGTTGCGATGAGTCCGGGCCAGCGATAGGGGCCTCGCCATTAAGTTGACGCATCAGGTTTTCAAAGTTTCTTGAGGCTTTGTCTTGTGGAGATTCTGCGCCTGCTCCACGTCCGCCAGAGTAGTCGGCATTTTCCGCACTCGACAGATAATCGAGCGCGGCGGTCGTGTACGTTGTCGGATTTAGCATGCCCATCAGAGTTTTGGCTTTTTCCGCCGTCGCTTTCAGCATGTCGTCCAGCATGTCTCGCCAGTCAGCCTTGATCGTCTCGACGGCCAGTGAGATTGCTGCTGCGATTACCTCCCCGAGAAACTTCCATTTCTCCGGCATCGCGGACCACTTCGCTAACAGGTCCGCAGTGACTGTGAGAAACTCTTTCATTTTTGGGATCACTTCAGCGTCGACCATATCACCGACGGTCTTCATAGCCTCTGCTAAGACGCCGCTGAGGCTTCTGGCCATCTCTGCAATTTGTGGCAGGATCGCGGTGAGTGAATTGCTGATTTGCTCAAAGACTGGGGCCAAACTAACTGCGATATTTGAAACCACCGAAGACAGCGAAGATTTCATTCTAGCCATTGCATCATCGGCTTTTGCGATTGACTGCAGGTCTTCTGTACTGATCCCGATCTTCAGGTTCTTTGCCTCTTCCATAAGTGAGCGAATTCCCTTCTCGCCTTCGCCAAGAAGTGGTGCCATTTCCATGGCTGATTTTCCAAATATCGCAACAGATGCAGCGGCTTTTTCTGCTACGGTTGGGAGCTTCGCAATTGCATCAGCAATGGCTAAAAACTGATCCTCTGGTTTCAAGCCCGATAGCTTTTCGGAAGTTAGCCCGATCTGCTCTAAGTTCTTGGCGGTCTCTTCGCTATTCAACTCTGCCTTACCGAGGCTGATTGTCATTTTATCCAAGCCGCCAAGCAGCCCGTCAACAGAAACTCCGGACTGATCCGCAGCAAAGCCCAGCTGTTGAATAAACTCAGCTGACAGTCCAGTCTGATTGGCTTTGTCAACGACTCCTGCCAAGCTTTCAATACGCTGTGCAATGCCGTAAATACTCAGCCCGGTGGCTGCCGCCGCTGCTGCCATTCCAGTAAATACTGCAGTTACTGGGTTCAGCCATGTTGTTGCCGACTCCGCAAACCCTTTAACGCCAGTGCTTGCATCTGCAAGCCCCTTCGTCAGTGGGTTGGAGTTTAGCCCCAGCCTAACAACTAAATCCCCAGCGTTTGCCATTAAACCCGCCTCGCTCCGATTGCTTCGAGTGCTGCGATTGCCACGCTGCTGTCAGCCGGAGCATCTACAGTTTTGATCCACGTCGCGAAATCACTGACCTTCACTTCTTTGAGTCCGGATGCCATTGCAACCACCATTGCTAACCGCATCAGAATTTCGTTTGTACCATTGCTTCCAATTGGCTCAACGATGTCTTTCGCGCACCACTCATCAAACTGGTCATGGGACATTCCCGACAGCATCCCATCAACGTCGAGCGTCTTTGCAACATGCTCAGCCAGCCGAAGTGCCGTCAGCCTTCGGGGGCTTCTTCGGAGTTTTTTGCGAGCGTCTCGATGTCTTGCCCGCTGAACCCTGAAAGTTTGATTGCGACATTCACGAGCCGCTCAACAACGTCACCACGACGCTGCCCGAGCTGTGCAATTTGATCAAGCGTAAACAACTGAACGCCGTCATCATTTCTGCAGCACTCAACCAGAAGCCTTTCACGCACTTCCTTTTTGTACTGCTCTTTCTTTGCCTTGCTCATCCGCGAGATACGATCATCGAAATCAGTTCGCTCTTTGGGAGTCATCCCCCAAATCGGAATCACCTTTCCTTCGCCAAGCTCAGGCACCGGCACATCAATTTTCTGCCGGTCCATTGCAGGTGATGTCAGGAACTCATCTGCTGTCGCCACAACTCTCGTCACTCTTCGTTCTCCTCATCTTCGTCATCGTCTTCATCTTCGGGAAAGCCCTTGCCATTCAAGAGCCTGTGCATCGCCTCTTTTGCTACTGCTATTTCTGACTCCGTGCGATTGCACGCCAGCTTGCATTCATCGTCCGCTGGGTCAGCCAATCCGTTCTGCACTAACGCGACACAATTCGCCAGTGGAAACTCATCGCGACAGATTAGGGTTCCAGATGCGATGACTCTCCTCCCTGCTGGAGTCTCGGTCACATATGCAGGGAAGCAGTTTGCGTCAGCGTCGATGTCTCGCATTGTTTTGCACTTCACGTCAGCACCTCATCAGGTAGGAAGAACAGGGCACCCGCTGTGCTTCAGTGTGACTGATGCTGCCAGCCCTGAAGATGCTTCGCCAGTAATTGAAAACCCGACGCCAGCTGCCACCATCGTCATTTCGGTAGAAGACGTGTTTGCAAAGATGATCCTCCAGTTCGTTTTGTTTGCGCTGCCGTCTGTGTTAAGCGAGGCGGAGGTGACCAAGTCATGAATCGCCTGGTGGCCTGCTAGCGCCGGATCATGCAAAAGTTCGAAGGTCGTTGAGCCGCCTTCAACGTAGCCTGTCGGGTCGTATTCGACTCCCGCCGTACCATCGAGCGTGCGGCTGTCGTATGTTTCAGTCTCCATGCCATCCACGCCAAACGATCGAACCTGAGCGACCGGCGTGAATGCCGTGCCTGATCCCAGGGATAGTACGGTTCCTTTTACTTTCAGCTTTGCCATCTCTTAGGCTCCTTTAAGTGTTGTAATGGATTGTTAAATCCAGAGTGACCACGAACACACCAACATCAGAGCCGTCTTGCGGTGGCTCATAATCATCCGACTCATCGTTGATCAATACAGCTCCGATCGTGTAACTGCCGGCTGTGCCGCTGTAATCGTCGATGTATGTTCTGACTGCATTTCCTAGCGACTCTGCCGTGACGGATGATTTCGCTTTGCAGTCGATATCGAAATCCAAAAACCTTAACTGGCCGGATCCGCCATCAAGCGTCGTGTTTTCTTCGCTACTCATTTGAGTGATGATGATGTGAGGAAACGCCGCGTTCTGTGGGGCTCGCTGTACATAGACTCGCGTTCCACTGATTGCGGTAATCGTGGCCTCTGAGCTTAGCAGTGAAACAAGTCCTGATTTCATGCTTTTGCTGCTTCTCTTTCAATGCCGGCTTTAAAGTTGTCTGCCATTGCAGTCAGTGATGCTGCGCGACCTTTTTGCGCACCTCGCTGCACAATTGGATTCTTTTTTAGCCGACCGGTCTTCTTAACCCGGTTTCCCGTTGCTACTCGCTTGTTTTTCACGCCTCTGCGATGCGCTCCTACTCGCTTCGAGCCTGTCTCTCTTTCTTCGGTCCCGCGTACGAACCAATGAAAGTTTGCCACGCTTATACCGACGCCTTTTCTTCCATTGCGACTGCCCTTAGAGGCTTCGCGATTTTCTCTAGCCTTTTTCTTTATCCCTGCCCCGACGCCCGCCTTTGCAAACGTGGTTCCGAGCCACTTGCCTTTACCTCTAATGAAACTAAATCCAATCGCCTTTCGCCCCTCCTTCCACGCTGAAGGAACCTCCGCCTTGATTGCCTTTGCCGTCATCCGGAGTCCCGCTGAAACCGACTGTCGCTCAAGCTTGTTTTGCGTCGACGCCCTCAAAGCATTGAGCTTTTTTTGAAGCTTCTTTACGCCAAGCACTTCGGAAGACATCACACCGCTCGTTTCGTCTGAATCTCGATTTCCGTATGGTTCAAATCAATGTCAATCACACTCAGTATCTCGTATGTGTTGCCCTCGTGAATCAACCGCATGGCAGGTGATGCGTCCGCCATTGTTTTGCTGTACTGACATTTCCAGACATGCGAAACATCCGCATTCGTTTGCTGGACTTTCCAAAACTCCCGGCCACCTTTACTGACCACCGAGCACCAGGCTGTGCAGTACTGGCCCCAGTTTGCATCAGTGGTCTGGTCGACTTGTCCGTGAGCGTCCGCCGTCTGACCTGTCAGCTTTTCAATCGATACCTTTTTGTTGTAACTGGCAATGCAGATGCTCATCACATCACCTTGTGAAATGCGGTCCATTGCAGTGTGCTGATAAGCCGCTTGTAATTCGCTTCACTGCCTTCACATCCCGCCCACAGGATCTTGGCATATTCCACGATCGCCAGTTTCGCAGCCGCTGGCACTGATGCCGCTGTGGCTCCGTAGCCCGCAACGAATGTGATGGCGACCGCGTTTGGCGTGTTCTCTTCCGTCAGCTCCCACTGGTCATTCGTGTCGAGAACAATTCGTGGGGGAGTGCTGTTTAAATCCGTCGCGTATCGACTGGCCGCGAAGGTCTGACTTGCACTGTTTTGGTCTGTGTAGACGATCGATGTGATTGAGCTAATTGGTGCCAGTCGCAACTCGATCTCTCGAACATTCAAAAACCCGTCCAGATATCCCACCACCGTTTGTGTCACAAGTCGGCGATAGGTGT